TGGAGGTAAGGTCGGTGAACGCACCTGTGCTTGCTGTTGAAGCGCCTAGTGTGCCGTTGAGCGAGCCACCCGATATAACCACCGCACTTGAGTCTTGAAACGCAATCGTACCTAAAAACTGATTCAATGGTATCTGGTTAGGGTCTGTGCCGATAAGGTCGAGCATTGAGTCGTCTGTAAACGACTTTTCAGCGGGGTAGGTAACGAACACATCTTTTGTGTTGCTCGCGAAGTTAATCAGCGCTCCGCCGCTAGAAGATTCTAAAACCTGATTGCGCTGTAGCGTTGTTCCGCTCAGGGTGTATGTACCAACGCCAACTTCCCACTCACCGGCGGTCGCATCTACAATGGTGTAGTACGTCGTGTTACCGTCGCCGATAACAGAGAATGATTGAAACCCCGAAACCGCTCCGGCGAGCGTAATAGTGCCCGTGCCAGTAGTCGTGCTGGTTTCCCTAACTCGGTCTTTTACGATCAGTGCCATAACGATCCTTTTGGTTCTTTATACAGGTTTGGAAGTATTCACAAGCACCCAGTCTGCAATCTCAAATGTATTGATGGGTTCCCACTGCGCCCGAGCGCTCACTATGTCGGTCTGGGTCACAATGTCTACTACTCTTGCTGGGAAAATTGCTTGTGCCGTTAATACGTCTTGAACCGTTACATTATTAAATAATAACGCGTTTACGGTCATCTGGGTAGTTAATAACTCGACCGCCGTGGCAAGTTCTGAAATATCCGAGGCAAATACCACCAAGCTAGATGTCTCGTCCACACCCGCCGCAGATTCTTCAACACGCCCACTGTACTCAGGGATAGAGCTGTTGGCGTCATCCACACTAGCCGCTTCAGCCACACTGCGGTTCACGGTCAAGAACATGCCAGTTTCATCAAGCGCATTGGCAGTTTGAACCACCGAAGCAGGGAGCACGCCGGTGTTGGTTGGGGTATCTATTAAGATCGCCCCTTCATCCATAGTCTGGAAGCCAATAATATTTGTAGTTAGAACGTCTGCTGAAATCTCGAAGGTTAGATCTCCCAAGGCGCTATAAGGGCCCGAAGCAAACGCACCGCTCGAGAACCCACCACCGACTTGACGAATAGTCACCGCACGAGCAGCCTCAACAACTGAAGCAGTAAACGCCCCGGTGCTAAACTTACTGTCTAGCGCGGTTACCCCTTCACTAATCACAGGGTTAAATGTATTATTTATTAAAAACGCGGACTTAGAAGCCGTTGCGCCCTCATTGATGAAAACCCCAAATCCAATTTGCACATAAGAAGTTTGTTCTGCTACAGACGCGCCTTCCCCAACAACACCGCCATAAACAGAACCAAATGTCGTTGATAACGGTAACGCAGAGAAGGCGCCAGCGGAAAACATCGTTACTTATACCGCGTCAAGTGAGAATTGGTACGTGACGTTGATGATGTCGCCGTTAACCACGGACCGATCACCCGGGGCTTGGAAGTCCGCCGCTGAGAACAACACACCCGTCGTACCACCTTTGGTGCTATTGCTAATCAAGAACGCGCCGCCTACCACTGTTGTGCCGTTAATAGAGAACTGAGCAGGCGCAGCTACGTTAGTAATAACAGAAGGATCTGCTGTACTAGCAGCGGCAAAAGAAGCCGCAGGACGAGTAGCTTGGCTGTATGCCGTTACTTCGGTCCAGCCCGCGTGTGAAGACGCTGTATCACCAGCAGCAGGGTTGTTTGAAGCACCCGCACCATACAGGCCGATAAACCACGCCGCCGTGTAAGATGAGCCTAGAAAGTACTTGTCGTTCATGTCTTTTAGACCGACGTTGACCACGAGGTTGTGTTTCTCAGCTTCCCACTTAAGGTTGCCGTTTTTATCAAAACACTGAACTGTGAACACACCACCAGCCTCAATCTGACCGTCTAATGCACCGCCAGAAGTCACGCTAGTTGCGATCGTATCGACGGAGTTTGCTTTCTCGCTAAACATAATAAAACTCCTTATTGAAGGCGCAAAATCGCCGAAGTATTGGATGCTGGAGGAAACGCCACGGTAAATGTTGTGGTTGATGTTCTATCTGCACCAAAGTCTAAAACACATACTGCTGTACCGAATAATTTGTATATCAACGCGCCTCGAGCGGTAATGGCGCCAGACCACGACACGTTATCAAACGAAACAAATGACACGCCGTCCAACGCAGCTACCGACGGTGTTAAAACCAAACCCCCAGCAGTATAACCGGAAGCAACAACCTCACCTACTGTGGTGTACACATCTGTCGTTTGGTCTAGTGTCGCCGTGTTGTCGTATAGAGCGATCTTGAGCGTGTCCGAACCAAAGTCAACCCCACCTTCTAGTAGGGCGGTCTTGAAAGCATTACTTGTGAAGTTGCCGGTGAAACTCATTGGACAGGGTACCTCGCTTGACCGCTTCTATAGCTGTCCTGCCTTTGCTTTCCGTCACCCAACTGCTTCAACAGCGCCATAGACTCAGTGTACTTCTGCTCGTAGTTGGCAATCACATCGGGCTCCATACGCTGGAAAAGCGAGGCTTGCCGCATAGCGCCAAAAAATAAAGCTGTGTCATAGTTGTCACCAAGCCAAGTTGTGCCTTCAGTAACGATTGACTCGGGATAGAAGAAGTAGTGGAGCTCAATGGAATAAGGCTCATTGGGAGTTGGGCCCAATATAAAAGATATTTCATTGGTGAGCTCCGGTAGCACCGTATCCGTCGTGCGTGGGCCAAAAATAGCGTAGTACTTGGGCTTGCCCAAATCATTGACCGATGGATAGGCTTGGGTGATAAAGTTCACGTCCTTATTCAGCAGGTACTCGTAGTTGCCTTGCGAGTCAATCACTGCCATCGAATACACCGATAGAAAATCTATGGGCGCCGCTAAGTACTTAACGCTTGTGGTGGCGAAGCCCGTGACGTTCTTGCGCAAATATGAAATCTGAACCGCGTTGTAGATGTTTTGCTCAGCCGTGCGAATAAAGTTGTCGATGTTATCCAAGAACATCTGTTCTTCAGTTTCTGCAAAGCTAATAATCTTTTGACGCAGCTCAGTGTAATTCACGCCATCGGTCCTCTAGCCATCAGACCTTTCGTAGCAGCCCCAGTACCACGGACTTTCATACCACTAGTCTTAACATCATTTCGACCCGGATCGCCCACACTCACGCGCATAGCTACGGTTTTAGGTGTAACTTGTCTAGCGCTCAGTGTGTTGGGGTCTGGCTTTTTGCTAATAGCGGATTTAATGTCCACCGGCCCGCCCTTCATAGTATGTGGCTCGGCATACACTTCTGCGCTGCCGACTTCCTTACCCATCATTTTTTGAGAAAACTTAGCCATTTTAGCCTCCCTGATTAGCGACTTTAGCCAGACCACGACCAACGGCCTTCATCTTTTCAGACGAAACACCGGCAACTTTCTTGCCGCCGTGCATAATGCCCTTCTTTGCGCCGTCGGTAGGAAAAACCTTTACATCGGTCTTACCCTTCTTTGCTACGCCATCCGCGCCACGTTTATACATGATAACTCCTAAGTAACGGCAACCGTAACAGTGCCAAGGGTGATGCTTAATTGTAAAGCATTCGGGGTTAAACCACCATCTCTTGAACCGCCTACTGGCGCCCAGCCCCATTGAAAGATCCTGCTACCACCAGACGGATCACCATCTGCATCTAAACCAGACACAATATAGCTTGTATCAGGTCTTGGTTCGCGCAACGCCTGTGGGTCGTTTACAGGGTACATACCAAGCTGCAACTGCGGCTGATCTGGATTCCAACAGGCTTTACAAACCTTAATCTGATACAGCTTAGTCTTAACAACTTCCTTTCTTAGCTCAGACAGTTTAAAGCGAAACCCGCACCTATCACACTCGGCAATAGCATATTTACCTGACGCAAATTTAGAGGGCATTATTCACCTCAGTAAAACATGTTGCGTGGCACAAATCGGATTGGCGCTTTTTCTCTATCTTCATCCGCAGCCAACTGAAACTGTTGCTCGTAATCTATCTTAAGCTCTGCGCGGCGCCCCGGATCTACTGAGGCAATCTTCATCGACAAGTAGTACGAGAGCCCTGCAACCATGCAGTTTAGGAAACGAAACGGAATGTCCATCGTTTGCGTACCGCTGTTGCCAGCATCCTGAATACGGCGTAGTCGCCAGTACACGAATGTATAGGGCTGAGATTGGTCAGGAGTAGGCCATATCGTAATCTTAGGGTTGTCCCTTAGCCGCTGAATCCATACTTGGATTGGTCTACCCTGCACGTTCTTATTGGGGATCGTGGCGTATGTGGATTCTGCGATGCGACTAATGTTGATGTCGGTTTGATTTTGCCCGGTGCCTGTGCGGACCACCATATCCATTAGGTCAATCGTGTCTGCGGGGATGTCATAGGTAGACTGCCCCGGAATAAGCGTCACTGAGCCTTCTTCAATCGTCCACAAATTAATGCCACGATTAGCCCACTCAACGGTTAACAGATTCAAAGACCGGCGTGCTGTACGCAAGTCATAACCCGTGCGAAGCTCCGCGCCACAACGCTCAAAAGCCTCTTCTACGAGGTCGGCAATATCTAAATTAAACGTCGCGGTGCCTGAAGTAGTCATCTAAATCCCGCCGTTTTCTTTGCAATACGTTTTGGCTGCGCCACAAACTGCTTACCTGCTGCCTTACCTGCCCGCTTAGCCTTTGTTGTAGCTGCATACTCAGTGGGGCTTAAAGACTTAATTGCTGCCTTGGGAAGATATCTTTCCCCCGTCTCGGAAGACTTCTTGCCAGATTTGGTTTGCCATTTTTGGTCGCCCCAGTTCTTTAACGATTTCTGCGGGGCTTTCAATCTCGATACCCCCCGCCTGCTGCCTTATACTTCTTCGCTACTAGCTGTGCTTTACGGGCTGACCACTTACCTGCGCCGGTGCCATGTGTTGCAGCAGACTTAACCTGAGAGACAATCTTCTTACGTAACCCGGGTTTAGTGTAATTTCCAGCGGCGTTTACTTTGCCGCCTTCCTTGTACATATCGAACTCATCGGGGTCGTCGCGGCGCTTAGCAACTTTTTTGCCCGGCATCTTTGACGGGTTAATGTCGCCCATTCCGCGTGAGGCTCTCATTACACCATCCTACCTTTTGTCTTGCCTTTAGTGGCGCAACCGTCAGCGCGTTTAGACGCGGAACTGACCTTACCACCTTTAGCCATTTTCTTGCCTTTTACATTGTTTTCCATGTCCTTCTGACGCCGCTCTTGCTCCATGTCGCGTTTCTTCTGCTCCATCATATCGAGGGCTTCAGGGGAAATGCGGTCGAGCTCTTCGTCCGTCTGAGGAGCAGGCATACGCTGGGTAAATGGCTTTTTGTCGTCTTTCATTTTTGTTCCTTAGCAGCTCATGCCGCCTTTTTTCATTGCGATCATAGTGCCCTTGGTTTTACCACGGACTGCGCAACCATCAATAGAGCCACCCTTCTTGAGCTTCTTAAGGTTGGTTTTTTTGCCGCCGTGAAGCTGTTTGTCATGCATACCAACGGCTTTCTTAGTCATTGCTTTGTCTTGCATCATATCGTTTTTCATATCTATTCCTTAACGGGTTTTGCCACTAGACTTCATAGCCTTCTTAAGCATATCGCTTTTCTTCATAGCGGGCATTTTCTTAGACGGCGCTTTGCCAGCGGCAGCTTTCTTTTCTGCGATCATTTTCATAAAACCAGAATTCATTTTCGAAGCCATTTTAATACCCTAAAGTGTTAGTTGATGTTTGTGCTACTTAGCCCTTAACAACTTCTTCAAGCCTCGTTTCGAGGCGGTCAAAGCGCTTATCGACATGTTGCAAAATGCGTTCCATATCTGCTTTAACTTCAACACGAGTAATGTGGTCACGAGCAACCTCCTCACGAGTTTTATTCAGTAGTATACTTAAACGATCTAACTCAGCAAATTTATCTTTCAAGATAAACCCCAGTAGTGCGACTATCGCACTGAGAACCACGTTCCAAATCATCATTTCCATTTAGCATTTCCATCTTTTTAGGCTCGCGGCTTTACGAGTAGGTTTACCCTTCTCGTCTTTCATAGGGCCGGGCATGCCACTCATCCGGGCGCAAAATGATTTTTTACGTGGGCCACCCTCGGGCTGTGGAGCCTTAAGGTTTGATCCGGTTGCTTTATTGTAACGAGCGCGACCTTTAGCCGTTAGCCCAGCACCTTTCGATACTGGTAGCTTTTCACCGCGTCCAACCGCCAATGAGGGGGTCTTCTTAGCCATAGAACACAGTCGCTGTAGCATTCGTCAACGTTACGAAAACATCCGTATCGAACAGAATGCCTTGACCGGGGAATGTAATGCTTACCGTGCCCGTCGCTGCTGGTGCCGTATATGAGAACCGCGCTGTGCCACCAGTACCACCATCCTTAAGGACAACTGTACCTGCGCTGGCAAATGAGACAATGATCCCTTTTACCCGTGTTCTAGCACCGTAAGCCGATCCAGAGGTTGTTCGTTCTGCAGCTTTAACGTCAGTTTGCATAATTAACTCCTAGTAAATCAAAAACCCGCATAAGCGGGGGAGCTAATTAGCTGAGTGCAGCACCGACAGCAGTCACCCAAGCCGTACCATTGCTGATAACAAGGCAAAATTCATTGTTACCCACGCCGTTGTCACTGATAATATAGAAGGTGCCAGCG